ATCAAAGATATCTTCAAATGCATTGTTGGTTGTTGCGGCATCAGACGCCAATGTTACTGTCCACTGTGCGCTGCTTGTGTTGCCTTTTACGTTTGCCGATGAAACAAAATCTCCTTGTATACGGTAAACATCAATATATGCATTTGGTTGGAAATCATATACTAGTGCTTGTGTTGTTGCATTAGCCAACGATGAACCTTGATATACAATCTCATCATTCAAGAATTTGCCTGCACCCGAACCTAATGAAATGCGAACTTTTGGATAATAATTGCGAATGTTGTTATCAATTTCAGCAATACCAGTTTCAATGATCTCATTTGAGAATACATATTGCTTCATTTTTAATGCATACACATACACATTACCACCACGACCACGACCTAATGTATAAAACATTGCTTGATCGTTTTCACTTTCAACTTGAGTAATCTCAAAGAAACTTGTTGTCATTGGTATATAAATTAAATCACCCTCATTCGGTCTTGTTAAACCATTGACTGTATATCTAAATCTAAGGCGTGATACCAACATCGTAATTTCATCACGAATCTCTAAACCAAACTTAGATATAAAATCTTGATCGCCATCAAAACCAGTAACATTCTCAAGATACATTTCAATGGCATGAGCAGTCAAATATTGTTTCAGTCCATCTTCACCATACAAATAATCTACTTCATCACGTGTTGTGCGTGGAAGATAATATACATCTAAACCATAGATTTTAAGTGCTTCTATGACTAAATCTTCGACAAGCAGTTGCTCTGGTGTGATTGGATTACCATCACCAAGTCTGCTTGGAAAATTATTAAAGTAGAAGTTCGTAGACATTATCCGGTAAATATCTCAGAAGGTAGTGAACCCATTTGATAAATCTGTTCTTCCATCTCTTTTATTTCTTCAGATGCCTCATCATAAATCTTCTGACCGTTCAGTGTTACACCGCCGGGCATTTGAATACCCTCAAACTTTTTGAGATTGTTACCCCATTGTTGTTTGATTTTTGCTGTGGCTAATTGTTTTAGAAAACGATCATTCCATACATCTACTGTGCCTTCAATTTGAATTGCCGCATTATCATGTGTTTGTGTTGGCGGTCCAATCAGCGTTAAACTTGTGGGCGATTCGATATTACCTACTTGTTTTGATTCTGTGCCAATCGTAATAAAATCAAACGGTACAATCTCTTGATCAAACTTTGTGCCATAGCCTGTAATTGTATTTGATGATGGACTGCCGGTAACTCTACCCGTTAGTGATACTGTTTCTGGTTGCAAAACACGATAGCATTCAACGATAACCCACTCACCAGGTTGAACATCACGTGACCAGTCAATGTCAAGCATCACACGATTTTGATGTCGATTAAAACGAAATTGTGGTGTACCGGAAAATAACAGATTCAATGTACGTAGATGCTGCATGGTAATTTCATATGAAACGTATGATACCGATGTAAAGTCATACAAATCATGCAATCGCAATTGATAACGCAAATCAAACATATTGATTGATGCATTAGATTGATCAAACGGAAAAATACCAGTAACAAACTGAACTGCATCAGGACAATAAATCCATTGACGATCTATATCTGTTTGAGTTATTTGATGTTTCATAAAAATCTTTTCAGTACCATCATAATGATAGTCACGCCAAAAAGCAAGAGCGTCATCAATTCGATCATCTACTTGATCATCATCAACATTAATTTCAATTACGGGCCAACCAAGGCGGCGTAAGCAATATTCTTTGAACTGTTGTTTTGTGTTTATTTTTGCCATTTTTACATTCCGCCAAATAGAAACGCATCATCAAAAATGTCTGGTGGAGACACAATATTGTTTGAACTAACAGCATTATTGGCAATCAAATTACCAGTAACCGCTTTAGTTAATATTATAGTAGTACCTACTCTTTGTATCATTATTTACCTTATGGATTCTGATTTCTTGCAAGTTGAAAACTAGAATTAGACGCTAACACAGTAAAAACATTTGCCGCTGTTTTAAATATATTAAATGAATAAACATCAATTGATTCTTGTTGTGTTGTGTCATAACTTGGAGCAGAGTTACCTAACCACCAAGGGCTTTGCAATACACCATCAATGTAAACGTTTGCCCGATAATGTGTCGCACCTTGTTTTAATAAAATTGCAGACGTTACTGTTTCTCCAATATCCAATCTCTGATCCAAAAGACTTTGACTGTCACCTCTAAAATTAAAAGTTACATTTGCAGTTGTATTTGAAGAGAAAAAATACAACACGTTATTCTGTAAATCGATGTTTACATTACCACCAACAGCCGTCGTGTATATATTACCAGTCTCAAACACCTGTGTTAGAGACACCTTCAAATTTGAAGAAAGGCGACCAGTTTCAATTTTTTGTTGTGACATTTTAACTTCTATTAAAATCTATTTTAGGTGTTTGATTTACAGTTTCAATCAAAATCTTTTGGCTAGTTTCATTTGCTTTTACCATTTCATTTCTAAAACTTTCAACTGCTGCGCCAGTTTGTCGTTGTTGCTGACTGTTCTCTATCAACAAAACTGGTAACCACGTTATTGCACAATTCCATTCGTCAACATCTTGTCCTGTATTTGGATTTGTGCCTCTAACTTGTGTGAACCATGAACACTTTAATCCGACACAATCTTCTTTAATTAAAGGACAAAAATTACCAGGTTTAAGTTGCATAATATCTCCATTATCAAGCCCATTGTGGATCTGGTACCACTGGCCAATCTATTTCACCACCAACAGGATTAAAAAATATCTGACGAATCAATGTTCTATAAGCGTCAAAATCTGATTTATTTAGTATGTTGACATCGGGAAGATAAACATAGTCGGTCATGAACAATTTTACTCTGGCAATTTCTTTGTTATCTTCTGCGGTATTTACATAAGGTTGTTTACGAATTTCATCTTTTTCCAACCACTCTTCAACCAGAGGTAAGTATTCATCAACAGATGTTATTCTGGTATTTGGTGGAGTAACACCGTTTTCATCTTTTGGATGTTGCAATTCACCGTATCCTTTTGGACCATACCAGTGAACAAAAGTAACATCAGGAGGAATTGTATTACTTAAATCAAATTCTTCGATACAATCACCATTTAAACAAACAATGCCATCGGCTTTTACAAGAGTTAAATTGTACTCATTTAAGTTAATCATTTTAATCCTTTGTAGCAATAATCAAATCAACATACTGAACACCCATATCCAATGCAGTTCCCGTAAAAGAACCAGACCATGATGGTTGTGTGAAACCGTGACCATGTGCTTCACCTGAACCCGCTCCAAGTGTGGGTGATGTTGCAGTTCTGTTCGTAGTACCAGAACCAGAACCACCAATACGTGTACCTGTTGTGGTCATCGTTGCGGTCGATGACATAAGTTGTTCCGTGTGAGTGTGAGATGCTAACTGACCTGTGGTCAGCCCCGCATTAGAGACAGCGCCACCTGAGTTGGTACCAGAAACTGTACCAGCAGGAGTACGGTTCACAAAAGTCGCACTAAATGTTGTATTACCACCAGATCCAACACTGCCAGAAACCACTCTGAGTGCTTTATCATTATGAGTTGTGTCTTTTGTCCATCCAGTAGGTGCGGCAGTTTGTCTGAACAACATAACTGTTCCGGAATCAAACGCCGGTGCTTGAGCGGGCGTTAATACACCTGTTATTTTTGTACTTGCGATAGATTCAATGGCTGTTCCACTAATTGAATTAGCAGATAAAGCAAGATCAGCCTCGGTAATGGATGCGGCTTGTATTCTATTACCTGTTATTCTTTGTGTTGGCACTTTAATTAACCTCCAAATACAATAGACATTGCTATTGCTTTACCAGTTGATGCTGCTGCATTAGCAGCATTGGCAGCATCAAATGCTGCTTGAAATAAAGCATTAGCATCAGGAGCAAACTTTGCAATCGTAATTGTTCCATCCGGCACAACATATGGATTTGCTGTTGTGTATAACGTAGCCACACGAACGAATTCGCCAGCAGCAGGTGCTTCATCAAAAGTAATGGTGTATGTAGTTGTATTAACGCTATACGCTGCCGTTGGCTGTAATATACCATCAATCGTAACGATTAATGTTTCTCTTGCTTGTGGATTAAATGCTAATTGGAAAGTGCTTTGGGATCCATTTGCAGTTGCTTCAAATACAGAAACGGAAACATTTGAACTTACTAGATAAAATGGATTAATTCTTGAGTAACCAACAACACGAACATTTTCACTGACTGCGGGTGCTTCAAAGAAATAAATTGTATTGTTTGGCGCATCTACAGTATAAGCACTTTCTGGCTGTAAAACACCACCTAAAGAAACAAATATTGCTTTACCTGAAATCGGATTAAAGCCTAAATTAAATAATTGAGTTGAACCATTACCAACACCCTCAAATGTATTAATTGTAGCGCCCGCAGAATTTGCGGAATCAATAAATGATGGAATAATATTAGAATAACCAGCAACACGAATTCTTTCGCCACCCGGAGGAGGTTCATTGAAAGAAATTGTACTATTACTTGGTGTTAGTAAGTAATCGAATCCTTCAGACTGTACAATACCACCAATTGAAACAATAACACCAGCATTTGCATTTGCTGTGAATGACATGGTGTAAGTTGAATTTGTGCCGTCTGCGGTTTGAATCCAACTTTGAACATCGGTTGACTGTGAACCACCGCCGCCACTTCCAGCGTTAGCAGTATACTGTCTTGTGCCGTCACCAAACTGAATGTAAGTGTTTGTTGTGACGTTTGCTACTTGTAGATTAGCATCAATCACAACATTTGCAGTAACAGTGCCGCCATTATTTGTGCTTAATGAATTGTTTGCACGTGTAAATGCGCCGTTAGCATATATTGCAGCAGAGTTTGCAATGTCAAAAACTATATTTGTTCTTGATAAT